TTAAATCCAAATTTAGAATATGCACTTGTCCTTCTTTCTGACTCAACTAATTATAGAGTTTGGATCAGTAGATTGGGTGAGCCAGATGTGTCAACATTAGGTCAAGAGGCTGGTCAAGTTATAGTAACTGAACAACCACTTCTTGGATCATTGTTCAAATCTCAAAATGCAACTGTTTGGACACCTTCTCAGTTTGAAGATCTTAAATTTAGACTCTATGCCGCAGTATTCGATACTCAAGGAAATACATCATTCTACAACCCTGATCTACCATCCGACCTTTCACAGATTGACCCAAATGGTTTATCAATAAATTCAAGAAAGATTAGTGTTGGTATTGGAACCACTGTAAATGACGATGAAATTGTCATTGGTAATACTGTGAAACAATTGAATAATGGATCAGAAGGTACATTAGTTTCATTCGCGGGATCTATAACCTCAGATCTTACAATAACCAATGAAGGTTTCGGTTATGTTCCATCTTCTGGAAGTCTAACTTATAATGGTATTGGTCTAACTGCAGTTACTGGTGATGGTATAAATGCAACAGCAGATATTACAATTGAGGATGGTGTAGCAATTGCAGCAACAGTAAGAGATGGTGGTAGTGGTTATTTGGTAGGAGATGTCTTATCACCACTTGCAATTGGTTCAGAAAATCTTGGTTCTGGCATTAGACTTTCTGTAGAAACTCTTCTTGGAAATAATACACTTATTCTTGATAATGTACAGGGTAATTTCACATCTAATTCTTTATTTCCACTATTTTACGAAAATAGTTCTGGAATCACAACAGAACTTAATTATGATGTGGGTGGTGGTGTTATTCCATTGAACCCAATTAATGTGTTGGATGAAGGAAATTACGTTAAGGTCTTCCAGAGAAATCATGGTTTGTATTCTAATGTTAATAGAGTTACTATAACTGGTGTTCAGGGTGATCAAACAGACAATACATTATCACAACCATATCTTTTTGATGATACAAGTTTCATAGCATTGACTAGTATTCCTAATAATTTAACAAATTTTGAAAATATAGGTGTTGCAGGTACAAACCCTGGCTATATAAAAATTGGTGAGGAAATTATTGCGTACACATCTGTAGATGGTAATGCATTAACAGGAATAACAAGAGGTATTGATAACACCGTGATATCTTCTCATGAACAAGGTGAACTTGTACAAAAATATGAACTTAATGGTGTATCACTAAGAAGAATTAATACTTCTCATTTATTAGCAGATGTAAATTCAAGTGAACTGAACGAAGATCCGATTGACTTAGATTATTATTACATTAAAATTAGAATGAACGCAAATGGAACTAATAGGGCACCTGGAAATGTAGAAGGTTTTGTTCCTCTATATTTTAATGAAAATACTGTAGGAGGTGGGCCATCGGTAAAAGGAACTTATAATCTTCCATTCAGTTTGATAACTCCAAAAGTAACTACAATTATACCTACAGGTACAACTCTTACTCCTGTAGTAAAAACAATATCCTCGACTAGTGTATCTGGTGATCAGGAATCATATAGAAATGAAGGTTTTGAACTATTGAACAATTTTGAGAAAAAATATTTTGATAGTCTTAGAATGATAGGTTCTAGGCAGAATGAACTTATTCAATTAAACAATGATATCTTCCCTGGAAATAAATCATTTGAAATGAATTTTACATTCACAACAAATAATTCAAGGGTAAGTCCTGTTATTGATCTAGACAATGCTTCTGTCGTATTCACTATGAATAGGGTTAACAGTCCTGTAAGTGATTATTCTAATGACTTCAGAGTGAATGGTATTGAGAATGATCCAAACAGATTCATATATGCATCTAAAAATGTAATTCTTGAAAATCCTGCAACATCATTACAAGTTCTTCTTGATTGTTATTCATCCAACTTTAATGATGTAAGAGTATTGTATGCATTAAATCAAAATAAACCATTAGAAGAGACCATCTTCAACCTCTTCCCTGGATTTAGTAATCTTGATGTGAATAATACAATTATTGACAATTCATTGAATAATGGTACTTCAGATAAAAAAGTAAACAAAGTAGATTCATTCTTATCAGAACCCACTCCAGACCAATATCGAGAATATAAATTCACTGTAGATGATTTGACACCTTTTAAATCATTTAGAATTAAGATTATTGGAACTTCAACAGATCAATCAACTGTACCAATGATTAGAAACCTTAGAGTATTGTCGTTTGCATGATGAAAAATCTTATACCAGTAGAAGGAATGGATGGGTTCTTTAGAGATTCCCATTCAGGAGCAATCTTGAATAATAATAATAATGAATTTGAAACTTATTTAAGAAATAGAGAAAAATTGAATAGTGAAAAAAAGAAATTTCAAGAACTTCAATCTGAAGTAAAAAATATGAAAAATGATATGAATGAAATCAAATCAATGTTGAATAATATCACAGATTTATTAAATAAATAGTTTTATAGATAGGTCTGATTATAGATGGCACAGCCTAGTACAAGACAAGAATTAATTAATTATTGCTTAAGGCAGTTAGGTGCCCCTGTTTTGGAAATAAATGTTGCAGATGAACAAATTGAGGATCTTGTCGATGATGCAATTCAGTATTTTCAAGAAAGACATTTTGATGGTGTAACTCAAGTATATTTGAAATACCAATTAACTGAAGAAGACATAAAAAGGGGAAGAGCTAGACCTCCTGGTGCACCACAAGATGAAAACGGTTCAGTGGGTATTGCATCTACTTCCGCTTCAGCAAATATCGTAGGAACTGCAACTACATTTACATATTATCAGAATAGTAATTATATCCAAATTCCTCCCTCAATTATTGGAGTGAATAAAATATTTCAATTTTATGATGGAATGGGTTCTGGTATGTTTAATGTCAGATATCAATACATGTTAAATGATTTTATTGGTCTGAATGGTTGGGGTGCGGGTGGTTATGATTTATTATCATACTCAATGACAATGAGTTATCTTGAAACAATTAATTTTTTATTGAATACACATAAACAAATTAGATTTAATCAAAGAACTGATAGATTATATCTTGATGTAGATTGGTATGAACTAACTGAAGGAGAGTTTCTTATTCTTGATTGTTGGGCAATGAATGATCCCAATGATTATGCAAGAATATATAACGATTCATGGCTTAAACCTTATTTAACTGCACTCATAAAGAGACAATGGGGTCAAAACCTCATTAAATTCCAAGGTGTAAAACTTCCTGGTGGTATTGAATTTAATGGAAGACAAATTTACGATGATGGACAGGCAGAACTTGATAAAATTCAAGAAAGAATGTCAAGTACTTATGAACTTCCACCATTAGATCTTATTGGGTGATGACTGATGTTAAATCCCTTCTTTTTAAACGGTTCATCTAGTGAGCAAAATTTAATACAAAGTCTTGTCAACGAACAGTTGATGATGTATGGAATAGAAGTATATTACCTACCAAGGAGATATATTACTACAAATACAGTCATTCAAGAAGTAATTCAATCCGACTTTACGAACGCATATCCTCTAGAAGCATACGTTGATAACTACGAGGGTTATACTGGACAAGGAACTATCCTATCCAAGTTTGGTATTGAGAATAAAGATGACCTTCAATTAATTATTTCGAAAGAGAGGTATGAAAATTATATTACACCTCTAATAAAAGATATTCCTGATATTGAATTAAGTACAAGACCCAAGGAAGGAGATTTAATATATTTTCCTTTAGGTGATAGATTGTTTGAAATTAAATTTGTAGAACACGAACAACCATTCTATCAACTTAAAAAAACATATGTTTATGAGTTGAGATGTGAACTCTTTAGATATGAAGATGAAGTTATTGATACAAGTATTGATACTATTGATGATGAAATCAAAGATATTGGTTATATTCAAACATTAAATCTTATTGGTGCAGGTACTACAGCAACTGCTGAAGCAGTTGTATGTTCCTCTGGAGCAGTCAATGAGATTATAATTACTAACATGGGTAAGAACTTCAGTTCTCAACCTTTGGTTGGTTTTTCTTCAGCACCAAATGGTGGAATTACGGCGACAGGTATTGCATCAGTATCTACTAATTATCCAGGTTGTAAAGGAAAGACTGGTGTAATTTCTGCAATATATATCACAAACGCAGGTTGTGGATATACAGTTCCACCAATGATCACTGTACAAGGAGGTGGTGGTTCTGGTTTCGCAGCAACAACAGGTATTTCGACAAATGGATCTATTCAATTAATTAATATTACTGACGGTGGTTCTGGTTATGTAAATGCACCTGCAGTTACTATAGGATCTACTGTTATTAACACTCAAGAGTCTGTAGCAATTTCTACAATATCATCGTCTGGTATAGTAACAGATATTTACATTTTAAGTGGTGGAGAAGGATATACAGATAATCCAACAGTCACTATTGAAGGTCCTATCTCTGTAGGTAGTACAAATATTTCATTGGGTGGTTCTTTTGTTTACAATGAAATTGTAACAGGTTCAATATCTGGAACTACTGCAAGAGTCAAAGATTGGGATGCAGTTAATGAAATTATGGAAGTTGGTATTATTTCCGGTAATTTTGTAGATGGTGAATATATATCGGGTTCGGAGTCAAATGCTAATTTTGTAATTGGTAATGTGGTTACTGATGATTTAGTAACACCATATGCAGATAATGATACCATTGAACTTGAAGCAGATGCAATAATAGATTTTTCATCTTCCAACCCATTTGGAATGCCCTAAATACAAATATATAACCATAAGATAATGTTTGAGTATTTTTACAACGAAATTTTTAGATCTGTCATTATTGGATTTGGATCTTTGTTTAATGGTATTCAAGTAAAACATAAAAATGATAATGATAAAACTGTAAGTGTAATTAAGGTTCCTTTGGCTTATGGACCTACTCAAAAATTTCTTGCAAGATTAAAACAGAATCCAGATTTGAATGCACCTGTCCAAATGACATTACCAAGAATGTCGTTTGAGTTTACAAATCTGGCTTACGATTCTTCAAGAAAA